TACAATCTTTTGAGTGGCTGGATTGAATGTAAAGAAGGTTGCATTATGACCAATTTGAAAACCAGTTATAATTTCAATGCCTGATGGATCAAGTGAGTACTGTTGCTCTGCTTCGCTCTGGTCTTTAGAGTCTTTAGCGACAATAGCTTCTTTTATTTCTTCTAGTGCTTTCAGATCCCAAGTTGGTTCGTATAGTGCGCCCTCTTTTTTGGCAGTGTCGCGTCGTTCTTTTTCGGCATCGATAAGCTTGTCTACGTCAGTCTTTTGCCACCACGTGCGTACAAATAAATAGTCGCTGTCACTAGCAGATCTTTTGCCAGGTTGAATAAATACATCACGCCATGAAACGATTAAATAGTCTGGAAGTAGCTCGTCATCGTTGTAAGCTACTGGCGTAAAGACACATTGCGACCCAAACGACTCACCATTTTCAATAGTTATCCACACTTTATGGATCAGGTCGTATTCGGCGTTGGCGTTAGGTAGGATTTTTTCTAAGTAAACAAATTCAGCAATTATTGGCCATGGACTGTACTCATCAGAAGTAGAGACTACACCAGTCGGAAGCTGCTGTACGGCACGACGTGCAGACTTAATGATAATTGAAGCTGCTGTACCGTCTGTAGTTTTAGGAAACGCTTTAGGTATTTTAGCGTGTGGCTTATTTCTGGCAAGACGGGAATATTCCTCAAAAGGCTGCGTAAGTTTTTCTGTATAGTCTTTTGAGGCGCTACATAGATCTAGAATGTTTTCTTCTGTTAAAAAAGAGAAAGCCACTGATTACTCCAAAGATTACTGTTGTTTCAGTAAACTCTGGTTTGTTTCAGTGGTTTACGCTTGTATTATATCACATTTTTAATCAGTTGTGAAAATAATCATTTTACCTGTTTAATTTTGGTATATTCAAACACAACATCGAATGATCCTTTGTATGATATTCTAGCACGTCCATCATAACGGATTGACGGATTGATAAGGCTGTCGTCGTTTTCAATCCTTAGTGTTAGCTCGTCAACCTTATCACGTGCTTCTGCCATAGATGCAACTCGAAAACGTTCTTCATAGTGTAGCTTAGTTGCTATAACAGTGTGATTTTGATAACTGTTTTCAACTACTACAGACGTCTTGTCATCTAGCTGCTGTTGTTCTTTGACTTTTCCAAATTCTGGCACAAATTTTTTCATATTCCCCCTAATTAATTCCACATTGCTGTTAAGTCGCTATCTGCTAATGATTGATTGTATGAGCTTGAGCCTACGTCATCTTCTGGTCGCTGAGCTAGCTGTACTTGATATGCTAGAGAGTCGCTCGCGTCGTCATTAGTTGCTTTAGGAAACATGCTTAGTTCAAGCTCTAAGTCTTTACATAAGTTAACGTCGCCATGTCTTATATGATAAATCCCTCCGCGTTCATATCGTGGCACTAGTGCTTCAATCCTCAATGCTTTACTGTGTCCGCCATGCTTCAATAATTCGACATCCATATAGACGCCTCTGCGCATCATCTCCTCATCCCAAACAGACTTCAAGGCTTGAGTAAATTGATTGTCTTCAATTCCGATCTTGTGTAGATTGTACCTCTTCCAGTTTGTAAACATGAGGTCGACAAGGTCAGTCGCGGATAGTTTTGTGCGATAGCATATTACATTCCATTTGCCTTCTCGGTCGATAAAATTAAGGGTTACGCCAATGTAGTCAGTGCCTTGCTTTACGTCGTCTTTGCCTCGCGGGTCAATTGTCATAACGTTGTAGGTATCAAGCTGTAAGACATTGCTGAACTCGCGGTATTTGTACCATGCTTGCTTAAATTTGCGATTCTCTTCATCGATTGGGTTCTGCTGATAGAGCGCTGAGAATTCATAGCTACCCATCTCTGCGCGTTTTTTTAATAGCTTCTCAAGTGAAAACTTCTCTGGCCATAGAGCCTCACCAGTTTTGCGGTGCTCGTCGTCTTCAGTAGCGATAGCTTTATATTCGATTATCTTCCAATCATCGTATGCTTCACCTCTAGCCTTAGCTTCTCGTGAGGCTTTGAGAACGCGACCAGCTAGGTCATCGTCGTGCCAGCGCGTAAGAATAAATACGATCATTGAGTTGCCTTCTTCACGTGTTGAGAAGGTTGACTTATACCAGCCGTCGCGGGCTTCGCGGATTACTGGGCTATCTGCTTCTTCACGGTTCTTGAATGGATCGTCGATAATACCAATTTTGAATCCACGACCTGTCAATGCACCGCCAACGCCGACGGCAGTGTAGCCACCGCCTTGTTTTGTAATCCAGCGACCTTTCGCTCTAGCGTCGGCTCGTAAGCGTGTAGAAAACATCTTAGTGTAAGTAGCGGATTGCATTATGTCCCTAGTCTTTTGTCCAAAATCTGACGCTAATTCTGCAGAGTAAGATGAAACTACAATAGGAATGTTTGGGCTTTTTCCCAATACCCATGACGGAAACTTCTGCGTGGCTGTATCGCTTTTGCCGTGGCGCGGCGGCATAAAGATCATCAATCGGACATCTTCGCCAGCCAGCAACCGGCGATATCCTTGCTCTAACTCTTTAGCAATCTCAGCATGGAACCACTCCAATTGGTACTTTGGATCTATAGCAATGCAGTACTCGGCAAACGAGCCGTTATCTGCAATTTCTCTAAGAATCCCGACGGTCTGCTCTGGCTTTAAGTAGTTGCTCTGCTTGCTTTGCACTTAGAGCTACTCCTATGTCATTACCGTTTGTAGTCATATCCAGCTTGTCGCCGTAAACTTTTGGATTCATCTTAGACATCAGCCACTTACGTGTGTCGATTCTTAAACGTGACCTCTGAACATTCTCGCTATTGAATATATATCCATCACCTTCCAACTTTTCCATGTAGTCGTTAGTAGCGTTATCTGCAATATCAATAATCTCTTCAGCTTGTGCATATGATCGTTCTTCACATGCATGCGCGTATTGCTCACGAAACTTATCATTTTCTCGTAACCAACGAAAAAGTGTCTGCATAGAGACCATATCTTTTTCTTTGCATATAGATCGTACCGAATAGCCTTCTGCTATTTTCTGACATATTCTATCTGCTAGTTTGTCAGAGTATTTTGTAGGACGCCCGTTCTTTTTAGGTGTTTTTGTAGGCGGCTTTTTAGAAGACTTAGGCTTGCTTTTGGCTGTAGTTTTGGACATAACCAACATCCTCGCTAGTCGCCCGCGTCTTGTGAGTTAATTAAATTATATCACATTTACAGATCCGATAAAAATCTTCTAGTTGTGAGACACAATCCGCTTCTTCAAGACGGATTATCTTTTAGAAAAATTGAGACTTTTATATAATTCTACAATCGCTCGCTTTAGATCGTAGTTACTCATGTTTTCAATATTAGACCGACCACCCAACTCTATGTATATGTTTCTCAAATTTGATAGTCCTTTGACGTCAGTGACCGCCTTCATGATCTTGCGCTCATAATCTTCATCATCTAGGAATAAACACGACTTTGGCTCAGACTTACTCATCTTACGATCAGGATGTCTTAAATCCATAATCTTGGATTTTGTATAAATCGGATCTGGACATTTCAGCCCAACCCGCGGCAGGATATCTCTTGCGAATTCAATATGAGGACGCTGATCTTCGCCAACAATTACTCTATCGTAACCTGCAATATCTAGAGCCATCATCACTGGATATATGTACATTAGCGCGGTCTTTTCTTTAGCCTTATATTGTGGCATGGCATTCAGTAAGTGGCTAGGTGTTACGGCTAGCAGCTTAGCTAGTAAGGCGACATCCAATTTTTGCTCAACAACTTGACTACTCAACTTGAACATTCTGAGTACGCTCAATGCTTGCTCCTCATATTCAGATTCTGACAGTGGCGCGTGGTGTTTAGCTATCAGGATATCTGCCTTGTATTCTATTGCTGGCTTTATCACGCTGACATAATGCCCTAGATGCAATCTACCTGACGGCCGAAAGCCTACTATAGTATTTTTACTCATATCTTTCTCCAAATTATCAATTTTTAGCTTAATATCCTAGGATAATCCCTGGTAGAAGAGTAGGCGTCGATTGGTCGTCTAGGGCTGTATATAGCATTAGCATAGTCACGAGCCTCACATGCTTTGCGAACCTCCTCTCGAGTACTTGCAAACAGAATAGCATTTTTGAACCGCTTGTTTATTTCTCTTACATATCCGCTACATTGATGAGCAAATCCATATGCACCACGAGATCTTATGGTTCTTCCGCATTTATCGCATACTATAGTTGTAGTATCCTGTTTCATTATTCACTCTTCCTCCACTAGTTCAGGATTTTCATGAATATTACCTATGACTTTATAATCGTCGTAGAAAGCACTGAATATATCAGACCAGCTGTCTTCACCAACAGGTTTCCAATTGTACTCATCATCAAGCTCGTCCCAAATAACCTGACACACATTGTCAATACTTCCGTCTTTGCGGTAAAGTGCTAAGATATCGCCTACATAAATCTTTTGACCAGCACGATTGTATAGACCTGTCCACTCCTCAATTACAAGCCGTCCCTCAATCGAAATCGGCTCATTGTCGCCCTCAAGTTTTGCTGACACAAGTTTGTCGTCCTGCCAATACAAAGACACGACTTTTCGCATTCTTTTTTCTAGGTTGTCCCAAGCCCTGAACTCAATTTCACGCATTATTTACTCCTTCCCTGTCCATGATTTAGGGTACTTTGGTATTCCTGAATCGCCTACGCAAAAGTCTGGACTTTTATATCCGCTGTGCCAGACATAATCTTTACCAAAATGCTTTTGACAAATTTCATCGCCAGATAGTCCTTTTTCAGTTCCTATCGCCTTGAAAACGCAGAATAGAATAAATGCTATAAGCACAAACATTGCGATGAGCGAAAAAATCTCCGTTTCATCTGTTAATATATCATTCCACCATTTAGTCATCCGATTTATTAAGCTTTTCATTTCTCTCCCTTCTCTTCGACAATCTCAATTGACCCGTTTTTACTTACAAGCTGACAAATGCTACCGTCTGAATATTTTATGATGTAGATTGTCATAGTTTGCTTATCGTAAGTTCTGTATGTCTTACTAGCAATATTTACAATATACGGACGAGGCGTAGGCGCATAGCTAGTTTCTATTTCTATAGATGGCTTATCTTTCATTATTCACCTTGCCTTTAACATATTCATACATCTTATTTGGGTTACAGCCTGGAGCGTGGTTTATACAATATTCTAAAACTTCGTTGAGAGCTTCTATTTTAGCCGCTCTTTCACATTCTTCAACATACCCGATAAGTTTATATATCAAATCCACATCTATTGGTGTAGGCAGAGAGTATTGTAACTCTTCAGGATACACATCCAGACAGTGAAGAATACTGTGAGCTTTCGGCTTTTCTAAAAGTTTATTAACCCGCTCAGCATATCTCTGGTTATCACGCTGTAACTCTACTATCTTATTTATTTTCATTTCTTCTCCAACAACTGTTCATGCTCTCTAATCAGCTTCATAATACTTTCGACAAAATCACTCTTTATACAGTTAACTTCTTTGCAAAAATCGTCTGGGTCAACTTGTTTATGCTCGTACATCAGGGTTAAATCGCCGATCCTAAAAGATAGCCTGTCTACAATAGACTTAATACGAGTTTTCAATTCTTCGTCTACCATTATTTCTCCTCCACTTCATTTAACTTACTTAGTACTCTATCTATAGTTAACCTAAGAGCAATAGAATATTCATAATTGCGTATATTCTCGCGACTGTAAATCTCCTCAGCCCGAAATATATATTCAATGGCCATTGAATATATGACTTGCTTCAACGAGTGAGTACACATCAAATCGCCATCCTCTAGCGGAGTATTGCTGAACGCATCCCAACAACGTCGGTCTTTCAGCCATGTGAGTGCAAATTTTCCATCAGTGTCCTTAAACACCGCTACGCCACCACTGCTTAAACTATTATGTTTATAATCGTAAATAACATACTCATATTTATCTTTGTGACTACTTAGCACAGATAGGATACTTCTATCTAGCTTTTGAAAATTAGGGTTATTATTTCGTGATTTAGCATAGAGCTTGTAGATTTTCATATTTCCTTCCCATCCTTATAACATTTTGAGTATCCCATTTCGCCACCTACAGATTTACAGCGAGCATAAGTGTTATCGTTTTCATCTAGCTGATTAGCAACCTCTTGTGCAATTTTGTTCAATAGAACGAAGAAGGCAACAATTACTAACGCTATTATTGCGACAATAGCTACGTCGCTCCAACTCCTATTAGACTTCATTTTATTCATAGATATCTCCTTTTTCTAGTGGTTTAGTTGATATTCCCTTTGAAAATCACTATCGCGCTCGGAAATGGTGCCGGGTTTGGTTGGTCATCAAACTTAAGCCTGCCTTTTATATAACGAATTTCGGTCGCTTTCATGCAGTAGTCGTGCCACCAGCGCGTGTCGGTGCGGCTGGGTATTAAAAACACAACAGTTTTACCTTTCTGCCATTCCTGGTGACCTTTCTCAATCCATTTTGGTAATTCTCTACCGTATGGTGGGTTGACGTAGTTTGATTTGCCCCAATCGCTGGACAGCCCATCAATTTTGCCGTCCCAACCAGCAGGACATGGGTCGTGGTCAAACTGAAACTCTGAATCAAGAACCTGATAGACAGCTTTGGGTGTTCGCCAGTCCATTCTTAATGAGCTAAAGTGTGGCTTGGTCATAATCTTCCTTGTTTACACAATTTCGCGTAGTTTAATTCAACCTCTCAACCTTAACGTTATCAACACAATGCCAAGGAGACGGGACCATCGTAAATACCTTGCTGCTTGTAACAACCACCTTGATATTCTTGTCTTTCGCGGCTTCATTCACCAATTTAATGTATGGCGAATTCGGCGGTAGACAGAACTTACTGGTATTTTCTTTTGTTACTACAGTATTTTCTGATGCGCGAACCCTAAAGTATGTGTTGCCACCGAATATGCTATTGTTTTGGTTGTTATAAACGATTCCAGAAACTACATTATCAGAAGTTTGCAACCGTACTGAAAACAGCAAGTAAAGAGGCACTGCAACTGTTAATGCTGCTAGGATATATTCCCAAAAAATTCTTAGTTTAGACATATCAATCTCCTTGTCTTACCACTTTGTTCAACCGCAGAACTGGTTGGCTATACAAGGTGATGATTTGCCGAGTTTTAATTTCCTCACATTCGAGGGAATTAGGTTTCGTAAAGTCACATCACATGCTACGAAGCTTTCTATCAATAAGCAGATACCCCTAAGCTCATGATTAGGTACTTATTTTCAAGATAGCGTCTACCTATTCCGCCACTTATATAGCCGGTTGACAACACCAATTTGTATATCATTAAGTGAGTTAATTACTTTAAGGTTTGATGTTGCCAGTTGATAGCACCAGATTGAGCCGATTTCCACCTGCGCTCAATTCTATAGGCAAATGAAAAGCCTAGACACTAATGCTACCAGTTGAACAGATGACTTGGGTGGGCAAAATAGTCATCTGTCCAGTTCTACGGTTGAATTGTTAATGTTCTACTGGGTACAAATCGTACCCGTTTACTTACGTTTGCTTATACGACCGCCTTTTTTACCCGCACATTTTTTTACAAAGTGAGGACCGTCAATCAAATCGCAGTCGCATTCAATGTCTTGTGCAAATCCCTTATAACTTCCGTGGCTTGCAAATGTAGCAGAACCGCCTTTTCGTCCGATTTCTGCATAAAAGTTTGGATTGCTTGCTAGATTTTTTGCGGCGGCTTTCTTACCACCAATCGTATTGCCGGCCATACTTTACTCCTTTACTCCAAAATATGTTAACCAATCTTCTCTGTTTTCTTCGATAGATTTTTCAGCTTCTTTCATGGTTGCGTAACGAACTGGTTCGCCGCTATCGCAACCATAGGTTTTTATGTAGTCTAATTTTCCAGCACGGCGGCGGTAACACACAACCCACCCGCCGCTTCCATTCTCAAAGTCTGGTTCAAAGTCCGAGGTTTGGCTCAGTCTGACTTCTGCTAGCCTTCGGTCGCGAGCTTCTTCACATTCTTCTTCAGTGCGGTAGACAAGACCCATAGCCATAAGTCTGTTATCCACATCGTCGTCGTTCCAGACTTCCCACTCCACATCTCCATATTCGTTAATGTAGAAGTATTTCTCGGCTATTTTTGGCTTCCAGTGAGCGCTGTCTGTCGGTTCTTTGATTTCCTCGAACCACTCGTCAAAGTTATCTATATCTTGAATTGTGAATTGAGGATCTTGTGGTGTGTCTTCACCTGGTACAGCCACAGTTAGCTCTCTGGTTCCATCAGACATATTAACGATTTCTTCAAAAATGGTACCAGCCTTAATTGTGGGCGTATCTTTTAGAAGCTTGTATTTCATATCTTTATCTCCTTTCCATCTTTGAAACATTTTAGATAACCCATTTTGCCGCCAACGGATTCACAACGAGCTTTAACGTCCATAGCTTGTTTTTCTTCATTAGAACTGATAACAGTTAGAAAAATGATTAGTGCAAATCCACCTATAGTTGATACTATTAAGGCTATTTCATACAACGAGATCATCTTCGATTTCACTTCTTCGCTCCCTTAAAATAGTTCCAATTGCGTGGCGTGAATTGCACGGCTAGCTAGTATCTGATTTATGCGGTGAATAGTTCGCTCGCTCTCGTTCAGGTCGTTTAATGCACCCTCTTTCATCTCCAGCAAGTCTACTGTGTCGACCTCATCTAATGACTGATAATCGTCCTCGTAGTAAGGCTTTACTTCTTTTTCCATTTCTTTTCCTCTTCTTTCATCCATTCTGCGTCTTGTTTAGCTATGTTGTATTCTGAGATAGCTACAAGACCTAGAATTAGTGCTATGAATAGTATCCAAATTAGCGTGCACATTCTTTTCTCTCAATTTCTATCATAAGTTTCTCTATTTCATCGTCTGTTATAACACCCCTAAAGATATTTTTTATAAATGCCTTTGCTCTTTCGTTGATAAGTTTTTTTCCTAAATCATCAATAGCCTCTAGTGTAGCGAGAAAAACATCTAAATCGTTAGGGTCTAGATTGACGGAAGTGTTAGTTTTGTAATGACCGTTTTCACTAAATATCTTGATATTTAGTTCTGCTACTGGTTTTTTCATATATCACTTCTCGTTGTAGTATTAAATTGTTTTATGGGAAGAAAAGTCTGGCTGTTACTAGATTTTAGATTAAGTAGGAGACTTTATGGCATCTAGTCATTTAACCGCACACTTTACAAATTTCTACGCCAATGGTTCAAACGCAGATCTGGGCACCAGACTATTTAATAATTGTCAGATAGTGCGCTAATCCACTCTTTGACTACCTTCATATCAGACTCTAAGTCATTTATCCATTGATCGGCGGAAGGTATATCTTCTCTGTTGATTATGAGTGAGTCTACAGTATTGCTCATGGCTTTATATAGCCTCCATAGTGCAAGTACTGCTTTCTTTCTTTGAGTTATCATCTAGACGCTCCTTTTCGCTTATAACGCTTGCTACTCTTCTGATATACGACTTCATATGTATATTCAGGGTGGGCTGGTAACCACACCTTTTCTAGGATCTTACGACGCCATTTATAGTCATCAGTTTCTACGCCTTTTGCTTCGCGTAAAGTGAATGATCCGTCTAGATTGTGTATTCTAAAGTCTACTTTGTGACGATATGGGAATGCTGGATTGCCGTTTTCGTCATAGACCCAACCTTCTATTCTGTATTGAGTGTCATAGTCTTTTATCTGGCCGAGATTCTTTTCGATTTCTAGCTCGGCAGCTACTTGTGCTTCAAACTTTGAATCGTATATCTTACCATTCATCTCGGTACGCTTAGCACCATATTTATTAGTCTTACCAAGTCTGCCTATCTCAGTACCACAATTACGACAAGTGAGCCTTCCTCTGGATATCATGAGATGCTTAGATTTACACTCTGGACAAGTGGCTACAGACTTAATGCTATCTAAGTCAAACTTCTTGTGAGTTGCTCTTATATACATTACTGCTTGCCCTTTTGTTTACGACGCATACGATTGCGCCAATTGCGAAGACGTTTTATTAGATAGTCTTCACTTTCTAGTCTTTCATACTCTAGCTTCACTCCAGCTAGTAAACTTTGTTTATCAGCCATTATAGATTCTCCTTATACGCCCCTGTGCGATATGTAGTCCATGCTTTATAGCCTTGAGACTGCCAAACTCGATAAGCAACTCTTACAACTGTTGCGGTGTCGTTCCTATCATCGTGAGGTTGAAAATGCAGACAGCCAACCTGCAATACACCATAACTACCAACACATACTCCGTGATTTTCAGAGTTGGTAAGATTATGATTAAGCGGATTACAGCTTCTATTCTCAGCCTTAGCGATAGCCAACATTAGACTAACATCCCATCCTGAATATTTTGACAGCTCCCGTCGAACCAATTCGCAGCCCGATACCGCAACTGGTTTTGGTTGCGGCACGGTTGGTTCGACTTTCGGATCTGTCTTTGCAGCGCTTTTATCTATCTCGGAAATAGCTGCGGACTTCCGAGTTACTTTTTTAACTGTAATGTTGCTTGACGGACCTTATTGTCCACTTCCTCTGTCTTGTTGATCTGATATTGAATACCCGCGTAAAATGCTATAGCGGCAGTAATCATGATAATTAATAAGATTGATTTAGCTTTTTCAAGCAATTGCTTCCAGTTGATATTATTCTTTTTTGATTCGTTGATATTTTTTGTATTATTTTTCATTTTATTTCTCCTTTATTGTTCACTTAGCGACTGAGTTAGTGGGTGGCGGCTTTTCTTAAATTTATAGATACTCACGAGACGCACCCACCGACACAGCCGCTAATAGTTTATTGATGCCCTAATTGTTAAAGATCACTTTCTGACATATTTGCTTTGAGTGTTCTAGCTAATCTCCGTCACTCCTATAATTCTCGCTATTGAGTCGGATTGAGCTATATCTTTCAACGCAGTCAGTGTAGTTGTTCTGTCTACAAGAGGTCATCAATTTCAGATTGCCAACCTCTTCAAACAGAAAAACCCGCTGGCTCTCTACTTCCAGCGGGTTTTGCTATACAACAAAAATCGTCCTGACAAACATCAGAACGAGATTATTAAGTCATAATGTATTTTTACAATCGTAGGAACTTGGTGAGGTGCGCCTCCCCATAACTACGACTGTCCACCACAACAGT